GTAGGTAAATTTAGAGATAAAGAAAGATTGGATTTTGATGATGTAGCCGATTGGGTATTAGACTACACAAAGAAGTTTTATATAACGGAAGGAATATTCGACCAGTGGGCAGGTATACCATTTGAACAAGCCTTAGCTAAAAGAGGGTTAAGTCAAATGAAAACGGTAAATATGACAAAGCAATTAACAAGTCAGATGTTTCAAAACTTTAAAGATATGATGTGGGATGAGAGATTAGACTTATATGATAAACCTAATCCAGATGTTAATGGGCATGAAGCATATTTAGAAGAATTGTTGGAATTACAACAGACGGTACATAGTAAGAATTTAATCACCGTAGAAGCACCACAAGCAGATGGAAAGCATGACGATATGAGTGATGCTTTAGTGAGAATGATATGGATAGCGAGTCAAAATGTAGGGAGTAAGCAAAAGACGATATATACAGCAGGTGGTGGTGGTATGTATAGTCCTAGAAGAGGTGGAGAAATATATTTTGGTAGAACATCAGTTGCACAAGGATCATCTGTGGGAAGAATAGCACCTAAGATACCAACACGAGGGGGGAGTTTAAAGGATGCTATATTAGGTAAAGGGGGATTTGGGAGAGGTAGATAAATTATCTATTTATTTAGCGTAGATAGTGTGTAATATAAGGAGAAATAAGAATGAAACCAAGAGAATTAGAAACAGCGTATGAGAGAGTAATATCAAGAATACTAGAAATAAGCTATGATGGTAAAAAAGATAACTTAAATCTTATACAAGCGATAGAAAAAATGTATAGTTTAAAGGGAGGATCATGGGCAAAATTCTTTAGAGGGGATTCAGCTCATGCTTCATTATTAAAACAATGTGCTAAGAAATTAGTTAAAGCAGAAGAGGAAATAAATGACAGAAGAAGAAAAGCCCAAAACGGTGAGTAAGATAACTACTAAGTCTAAGGCTAAAGTAAAACCTGTAAGAAAATTATCTGCTTCTGAAATGAAGTCTAGGGTTAAAGTAGCTATGTCATCAGGACCTATGTTAGGTGGTGGTGGTAATTTTTACTCACCTGAACTTTCTACTGACTTTCTCGAATTACCTCAATCACTAGATGAACAAAGGAACTTTTATAGGTTCTTTTATAGAACAGATCCATTTGTAGGACAAGCGATTGACTTACATACAGAATTACCTTTATCTAAAATTCGTTTAGGTATGCCTGTGGCTAAGAATAAAGACTTAGCTAGAAAAGCATTAAACTTTTGTGAAAAATGGGCTAAGAAAGTAGGGTTGCTTCATAGACTTATTGAAATTATCCATGAATATAACTTACTAGGTGAAGTATTTGTATTCTGTGAAGATAATAATCCAGATATGCCTAAAGAAGTAACACATTATAGGGTAACTAAGAAATTAAAGAAAAAGAGTGCTGACGATAAGAAAACTAAAGAAGAAGCTAAAGTAGAAGTTAAAAAAGCAGAACCCACTCCTACACCTAAGACTAAAGAAGAAGCACCTAAACCCAAAGAAAAAAAAGTAGAAGTTAGTAAACCTAAAAAAGAAGAACCCAAACCTACACCTGAAGATGATGATATTAGATTAACACCTGATGAAGTAGAGGAACAAGAAGAAGATCTATATGAAGAAGTAGAAGAGTATTGGAAAGAAAAAGAAAATGCCCATGAAGAAGCATATGCTTGGTTAAAGAAAAACTATAAAGGTTGGACTGCTGTAAGAATACTTCCACCGGAACAAGTACATATGGAAGTATTCCCTTTTACAGATGAGAAGATTATAGAACTTATTCCTGATAGTAAGACAAGAGATGTAGTAGAAAGAGCGAGTTTAGATGACCCTAATGCTTTAAGAGTAGCTCAATCTATGCCACCTGATGTTGTAGAAGCTATTAGAGAAGGTAGGAACATTCCATTAAATACAGACCCAGAATTAGGTTCATTTGTATTCTTTATGGCGAGAAAGAAATCTCAATATGAGCCTAGAGGACATAGTATCCTAGAACGATGTCTTCGTATTCTTATCTTTAGAGATAAATTAAGACAAGCACAGACATCTATTGCTTCAAGACATATGACACCTATTCGTTTAGTATATGCTGAAGATATGGATGCTATGGATGTTGAGTCTTTAAGAGATCAAGTAGACTTGGCTTTATCTGATCCTGACTATTCTATTATCTCTAACTTTCAAGTGAATTGGGAAGAGATGGGTGCAGATAGTCGTCTATTAGATTTATCCTCAGAATATGATATGACAGATAGACAGATGTATGCAGGTTTAGGTGTAACAGAATCATTATTAAGTGGTGAGAGTGCATATAGTGGAGATAGAATACATCTTGAAGTAATTAACACTCGTTATATGTTAATGAGAGAAATATTACAGGAGATGGTGGAAGAGAATATGCTTAAACCTATGTGTAAGAGAATGGGATTTATAGAGGAAGATGATGATGGTGAAGAGAGAGTAGTTCACCCAACATTAACCTTTACTCGTTTAGGATTAAGAGATAACCAAGACACCTTTGATGCTTTGTTTAACTTATATCAAAAGGGGTCTTTAGATGTAGGTGTGATCTTAGAGTTATTGAATATAGACCCTGAATTGACAAAAGCGAAATTGGCACAAGATGCTTTCACCTTAAATGATAGTACCTTTAATGAAGTATTGAGAGGTATCTATTCGGCAGCAGGTAATACATTAGCTGAGAATAGTGATGCTATTGAGAAGATAGCTAAACATTTGGGATTGAAATATACTAAACCTGCACAAGATGGCGGGGGCAGGTTCTAATATTAAATAACTCTTTTATATATTTTGGTATATGTAATATATAAAGGAGATGAAAATATGATGTTTCGTAGAGCAATGGTAAGAAGAATCGCACAACAATTTGCTAATACTTTTTATAGTGAAATAGATAAAGTGGCGAACAGCAAATTAGCTAAGATGGGTTTTGTTATGGTAGTGTTAAAGCATAAGGGTGAAGATGCTGCACTAGACTTGTTAGAATATCTTACTAAACAGGAAGCAGACACAGATACTCTTACAAAATTTTCTAAAACACCTGCACTTGTTAAACTTGTAAATTTAATAGACTCATCTTTAGAATATCAAGAATTTGTAAGATATGCTGGTGAAAAGATATTTAATTTAGATGAATTAAGAAATGCTACTGAAATTGCCCTTAAAGATTAGTTATCTATAAAAATCTTTATTCCCATCGACCCATATAGAATGAATAATACTTTTAAGACACTCTAAATTATCAGGTCTTATATAATGAGTCTCAGTATATCCTCTTAAACTTAAAGTAATTTTGTAGCTAAGATCAGGTGAACCATTATCTAAAAAACCACGATATAAAACACTTGCCTTTAAAAGATGATTAAAACTGAAAGCGAATAAAGGGTATTCTAAAATCCTATCTCTCTCTAAATGTGGGATAGGCATTAAATTTTCAGATTCTAAAACAAAACCTAAATCTAAAAATATGTTTTTGATCATATTCCTCCTATGAAAAAAGTAATCTTCATGTTATATACTATACTTCAACTTCAAAGGATTTTTTTAAATGTTAAACACTATTATTTGTCTTATGCTATTTTGCTTTCTTGTGTATATACATACAAAGCTATAAAATATTTATATCTCACCTTATCTTTATAAGTCTAAAATATAAAGGTGGATATATATGAGATATAGGTTTGCTAATCTAAATCACCAAGAGTCTGAAAAAGACCTTGATCTACTTCCTATTATGAATCCTCTCTTTAATATGAGAGAGATTTGTAAACAAATGGTTCTCTTAGAAGACCACTTAAATAACTTTCGTAAAAGATGTCACGATTGTATTAGAAAACATTTTCTCACCATTGAAGCTTTCTTTGAAGAAGCTATATCTTTAGATAAAGATTTAAAGTATCTAGATATTCTCGAAGGTCAAGCACAAAATATAAGAAACCTTCAAGGTGTATGGTTAAGATTTAAAGAAGATAAAGACAGTAAAGGTTATTATCTAATTGCTCAGAAGTTAAGAGATATTAGAAAAGAATTAACACCTTATTGTTTTGATGTTGTAGAAATGGATACAAGTCCCTTTAACAAGAAGTTTGCTTGTTCTTTGGCGACCTGTCCGCATAGGGTCGCTAAATTGTATTTAGCGACTAAATCGGTCACTGAAAAAGAAGATGATCAAGTAGCATCTATGGTAAAACCCCACCCTAAAAAGAAACCACCAAGAAAAGATTTGAAAAAAACAAGAATTTCTGTTGATGATAGAGATATAGAAGATTTGTCAGGTGATGG